TAAGTTAAACCTGCAACCAATATGAACGGTTGTGTTCGAGAATTTATTAACGAACCCAGTATCTGTCTCAAAAATATCCCCCCACATATCATTTATGTTATCAAAAGCTTGCATTCCCGTTGGATAAGAGTTAGGCAAGCTTGAAAACTCGTCAAGAGTATAGGTAAAGGTGATTCTCGCCTCTGCTTCAATGTAAACACCACCTTCTCCATCGTCTTCTACACTAGCAGACACGCCGGCCGCGGCATATCGTTGATTCCATTCAGCTTCAATCCGCTCTACATCAGCCCTATACCTTCCAAGAAGCCCAGAAATGGCATTTGCGTCTAAAGTATCTTCGGTTTCTCTGTTTTGGCGGATATTACCAGTCATTGCCTCTGTTTCAATCATTGCGAGTTTTGAAAGCAAAGATTCGCGTCCTTCAGAGCCGGCCGTGTCCTCATATGAGCCACCAAAAATGAAAAACCTGTCTAAATTGACATCTTCTCCGTCGTCACCAGTACTAGGCATATTTTTAAGAGCCTCTTCTTGATTTTCTCTGGCCCAATCTCTAACTCTTTCGGCTATTCCCGGTATACCAACGCCATATATGTGTCCTTCGGGTACTGCTAGCTCTGTGCCGTCGTCCCAGCGCTTAGGGGTGTCAGTGTCGTAATACCGCATTTGGCGCAGTCTGGTGCGACTTACGGGCTCTATATCAAATCCTGCACCACCATCCCTATTGTCGTCGGCAAATATCTCGCCTTCTTGGATTTCTTGCTCTGCACTCTCAATATTACTTGTATTTGTTTTATAAAGCAGATCTTCCGTTTCTACGACGTACGCAAGTGCTCCATGACCCATTGCTTCGGCAACAGCGCACTTATAATACTCATTTGTGCCTCCAGAGCGGCTTGGCGGAGAATGACAAGAGGTAATCTTCTCAAAATCACTCATTCTTAACACATCAATGGGATGTCGAGTGATAATAATGGAATATTTGTCATTATCAAGCTTATTTATCTCTTTTTTGATGTATCCGGCGTTTGTTTGCCAATATTTCGCCATTTTAGTTACTAAATCGGTCAAAGCGTAGCCCGCAGGTCCAGCAACACCCGGATTTGGGATATATAAGCTGATTTGAGTATCTATTCGGCTATAATCTTCTTGTTCTTTTTCATCAAGCGCTGCTTTGACCATTTTCCCGCTTATTTTCCATGGAACATCGACTTTGCCATGCGCACCGGTATAATTCATCTTATCCAGGTGATCATACACTTTTTGATACAAAATATCCCTTTTTGAACTCAGACCTGCCACTTTTGCGAAGAATTTGCCGACTTTCATCTGAATTTTCTTCTTTTTCGACTGAATGCGCGCATCTGGACCGCCCATCAACTGATTTACTATATCTTCAGTACTGCGATTGCCAACCTCCCGTTCGGCTGAGAGCATTCCTTTTTCCCAATCTACGTCAAAATCTTGCTTTTTGAAGAATTCTCCGAACTTTCCAAGCTCCGTAGAGTTATCCATCGTCGGAAAGTCGATAACTTTGCGCATTTCGCCGTTAAATAGCCCATTAAACGCGAGATCTTCGCCTTTCATGTCGTCTAATACATCATCTAAAGCTTCTAGCTCAATATCATCGAGTTCCCGAAGCAATTTATCGGGTTTTTTGGCGGAAATATCGAAATTTTCCAATAATTGTTCTGTTTTTAGCAGGATCTGTTCGTCATTTAACATTATTTACTCCGCAACTGACTTAGTGCCGCGGCATTTCCACTTTTTACGGGATAATGCGTTGGCACATGGGGGGTTTTTACACTTTTTAATCTTTGCTGAGCGAGCACAGTACGCGTCACCCTTCTTTGTGCCGGGTCTGATACGATCTCCGCCTGATTTTGCTTGACCCGACTGCCCATACGAGCGACATTTGCCGTCTACACGCTTAGCAAAGCGCTTTCCTTTCGAGGGCTTACATGGTTTTTTGGCTTTTTCAGCTAAAACAGCTTCTAATTCTTCACGAATAATCTGCTTAAGAAGAGTTTTGTTCATTTTCAGATGTCTCCAGAGCTTTCTCTAATAAATAGATCGGAATTTCACTATGGTCAATGTCTTTTATATCATTAATCGACGCCCATTTATAAGAATCATGCTCGATGAGACCCGTTTCCGGGTTGGGCATCGATACATCGACGTCCCCAGACCACTTTTTTGCCCAAAAATAGAATTTATCGGGCTTTGCTTCTTCTAAAAAAACTAAATTTGCCCGAGAACATGTAAGATTAGTCTCTTCTTTCAACTCTCGGATTGCGCCAGCTTCGATACTTTTATCCTTGTCGTCTATATGCCCCCCCGGAATAGTCCACTGACCACATCTTTTATCTATATCTGAACGACGTATAATTAAGAATTTATCATCTTCGTCTATACATACAACAATCCCAGCTGTTTTGGGGTCTTCTTCCTGCACGAAGTCATCCCATTTTGAATTTATTTGCATGCTTTTATTTTTTTGCCTATCGATTCGAATCCACGACAAATAGGTTCTAGTGCTTTTCTCATATCTACTAAATTCATTGGCGCAACCCAAATCATATTTTCCTGTACTTGCGTGGTGGGGTAATATTCAACGTCCACTCCATATAATACTCCAACTTGCCGACCTTTTAAAGTATAAATAAGAGACCCGGAGCATCCAAACCACCCATACGTGCTTAAAATAATGTGGTTTTTTCCATTTGGTCCAGTCTCATATCCGGCAACTCTTCCAGAAAACGACATAAGTTTGTGGGTAGAAGGATATCCAGAGTAAGATATCCGAGTACCGACGGCTGCAGTTTCCTCCACTGGATTATATTTCATTGGCTCAATAGTTCGGAAAGGGACGCTTAAAAAGAGAACTGCGATATCGTTAACGGGATCAGAATAAATTAGAGTCGCTATTTTAGATTCATCTTCATATGAAGCGAGATAATTTGTACCTAAAGCCCCAGCAGCTACATGCTGTGCAGTTATAATCACATATACATCTTTATGTTTGATATATGATCCGGAGCCATGGCCACCACTAAAGGGAGCAGTGATCCTTACAGCAGCCTGTCGAACTCTTTTCTCAACCGAACTCATTTCTGCACTTAAGTGATCGACGGGTTTGCTGATATGCGGCGCCGAAGCCGCGGCAGTAGTAGATAACAGTATTAACAGCATTAATTTCAAATATTTCATTTTAATTAACTCCCCGAGTCGCTTGACTCGTAGTATCTATATCCAATTTCGACCAAAGTACTCCCGGGAGGTATAGTATTAAAATAAACAGTATTATCTGTGGCGGAATAAGACCATGTCGACATCCCGGGATCTTGTACAACTCCATTCATGAACACTCGTACAGATTCTGGTACCGCAGTATGCGTTAATCTCCAAGATTCATGCGGCTCGATCGAAGCAGCCGCGTCAGCCACTCCGGACGACCAATCATCTGCGCAGATATCGATAACATTCCCGCCAAACGCGGCTGTAGCATCCATATATCGTGTTCCGACGTCGATAGGGCTGGGAGGATAATCACATAAAGATTCTGACGCGTCGCGATTTATTATGCTAGCAATGAATACGGATCCTCCCCGCTGCGTGCCATACCAAGAAATGAAATCAGGAAGATCTGAAAAGTGATCGTTGCTCTGCTCTTGTTCGTCTGACACAAAAACTACCAGTAATCCCGCATCTGGTCTCATCCAAGTAGAAGAATATGGGTTGGTTACGATATACTCATATATAGCATCAAAACCCTCTTCCATCCCTCCACGAGACATAGAAGAATACATTGCTTCTGCATCTAAGATATCGTCACCAGGCACAAGAGGGAATTGACTCTCTAAAACGGATTTTGTTGGATCATTCGACATCATGGCTAACCTCCAACTAGTTGGGGGTAATGCTGTTAACATTGTTTCGATACCCAATAAAAGCTGCGCATCAAATCGATGCATGGAACCGGAAGTATCAATTACCCATAGAATATCAATTCCATCTACGGTATTAGGCTGAGTAAAGGAGTCTACCCATATTAGGCCCGGGTCATCAGTTCCTGTATCAATATAAACAGGAACCTCCACTTCAATATAAACAGGAATTTCTACTTCAACCTCTACTGTCTCAGTCTCAGTCACCGTTTCTGTTACATATATATACTCTGTTGAGCCTCCTGCAACTATCCCGTAGTCGTTGGTGCATCCGAGAAAACACAAAATAGCTAGCGTTAAGTTTTTCAATTGGTGGCCCACCTATTACTAACTATGTTGAGTTTTCGTTTGTTCCACTTAATAAGACGAAACTAAGCAAAATCATATTGACAAGAGACAAGATTTGAAGCCCGGGCATGCCTTCGACGCTAGCGAAAAGAAGGAGTCCGATATTAACGAACCACGCGATGTAGCACGACATGATATATATGCGTTTAAGAGATTGTAATAAGTTCCCCACATATTAACTATGCGGAAGAAGAAATTAGTTCGATATCATACCCATAGTAATTTCGGGCAAGTTTTAGCTTTAAATCGAATACGGACACTTCGGAAAAAATTTTTATTTGTTTTTCGCTCTCGGCGGCATATTTTAAGACGACACCGATAGATTCTCGATCCCGACCGTCCCAGAGAGAGGTTTTTATTTTCACAAGATCGCCCGGTAACCACGTACGAGAATGTATTGTTATTGTATTGCTCAAAGCCGCGATTTTTTCCTAAAATTTTTCTCAACAAGTGTGAAGATTGTAGAACCCCACAAGGATAGAAAGCTTAAGACCCTCCTCCTCTATCCATATTGGATTGATGACTTCTTCCGGCTTTTGTGTATGATCATTGTTTGACCACTTAACATTCCAGAAATAGACATCATCGCTAGTAATTGATATTCTCCGATTGTATTCTAACAATAAGCCAATTTGTCCGCTAACGGAGTCAATGATCATATCGCCGGCATTCAAACTAACGTCTTTTGTGTAGTCGCGCAAACTAGTAGGGAACATATACTAAGTACTTCGAAACAATCGCAATCGTCCTTCTTCAATCATATTAAGGAGACCACTTTCGGTATACAGAGTGTGACCCTCCGATATCCAAAAGATATCCCAAACCCACAATTCAAACAGACTTTCATAGCTAATGGTGGTGCTCCCGTTCTTACGTCGCAGTAGGATGCCAACATCGCTTAATTGCGTATCGTACAAGATATCACCAACACTCAATATAATTAATGCGCCCACACACTAACTATATGATTAAATCTTTAGCCAACCTATACGTTGCTTTTTACATTCATTGAGCTGTTCGATAACCGGCTTATCTTTATTGGACACCTTGCATTGCAATTGCCCAATAAAAGGACCCGCGGTTTCTGTAGGAACATAGGGCGCAATTATAGTACCGCCCAAGTCCAAGAGGTTTAATGGCATTATGCTATCGGTTAATCGATCAATTTGTGAATGTCCGCCAATAAGTACCATGAAGGCACTTATAATCGTTAATTGTTTCATTTGTTATACTTTTATACGGTCTATCATATATGGATGGTGCACAGACATGTCTCTATACAAGCTCTTAAGCACCTTCTTTACAATATCACCTATATCCTTCTTTGTATCGTTTTTATTTAATAGTTTTTCAAGTTCATCGCGTATCATCGCTTTTGTATCGCGACTTTTAAGCTCTTTGGCGATCAAAGCCTTGATCTCTTTCTTGTCCGCAGCTGTGATCTCTTCTAGTATGATGCGGCGGAGTTTGTCGGGTGTAATCTTCATAATTATTGATAGCTGTTAGTAAATAGTTTATCTTTTTGGTTCTGCCCTTGATAAATGACGTGTAGTTGTTTCTCTTAATCCGACCGATGAATTCCGTATAGCTTTAATCTGCCGATCGTATGCATCCACGATCTTTCCTGGTAACTATATGCCGGACTTATCCACCATATCTTTGCCATATTCATTTGGATCTCCTCACCCTCATCGTACAACTCTACGAGGATAGCGATACCTCCATGACACACACATGTCACCAAGTCGCCCACCCTAAGACCATGCTGGGGTGGCTGTTCGAAGAAATCCTTCATGCGTTCCCAATAGCTCACTGTGTAACTAGCTGCTTACTGGGTTGTTCTTATTCTCAAATTTTTAGGCGCCGGTTTTTGAGATCTCAATATTTTTCGGTGCTATGGTGAACAACCTTAGCCCGTGCATATACTGCGCAGTACGCGCCGTGACATACATCCCGGGTAGGGGGGAGGGGGGCCCTACCTGTCAAGTTATTGTCAGACAACATGTTAAAAGAATGTCAAACAATACTGTCAACTCTTTGTCATATGTTTACTGTATGATTTAATACCATTATATAATACATAACCGTACACATAAACAATCACTGGCGCATAGTACCCGATGGTAAGCAGCTTAGAACCTACTTTATTTAGTAGTAGTCTCGCCCCCTTTCCTCTCACGCTATTGCTGTCTCGCTCTCATCAAACTGATCGGTATCATTCATCAAACATAAACTGTTTATTGTTTCCATGTTCTCGCGCATCCATAGCGCACCCTCATCGGTGACGGATACCTGTCGACCCATCGAGGCATCGTCGGCAGCGTTCTCTATCAGTCCGTGTAGGATAAGCATGTCAGCGGCAGCGTTGCCATCTTCTTCTGACAGTTGACATTTATATGACAGCTCCTTTGTGGACCAACGATCAAACGTCGGTAGCCAGCTTTCAATAAATTGTACTATATCAAGCTCGGACTTGTTTAGCTTTGCGGTCAGGGTGTCGGTTTCGATTGTGTGGATAGTTTCCATATATAGTGTGTCCTTTTTTAGATTCACGGGGATTGGCTAATGATTGAGAGGGGTAGACACTACGGGTAGTGTGTCCGTATATAGTGTTAGTATGACATGAGAAGGAAAAACATAACCATCCACATAGTGGCGGCCAAGGCGTCTTCGATTTTCATAGCGGTCGTGTAGTTCATAGGGTTCTCTCCTCACTCTATGTAAACATTATACCATAGCATGCGGTCAATGTCAAGCGATGCATGTCAAGCGTTTGTCAAGGAATGTGAATGTCAAATGATTGTCAAAAGAATACCATCAATGCGGACATAATATGACTTGACACGAAATAAAGGTTGACGATAGGGTGTGCATGGGTATACTAAACACCAAACGCATTTAATACACACACAAGCACATCACTATCATACACTAACAAAAACAATAACT